ATAAAAAAAAAAATAATAATAATAATAATAATAATAATAATAATAATAATAATAATAATAATAATAATAATAATAATAATAATAATAATAATAATAATAATAATAATCTAAAAAGAAATAGAATTAAAAAGTAATATCATTATATACAAAGAGTATGCCTGGTGGAATACTAAATTTAGTTTCTTATGGAAATCAAAATGTAATGTTAAATGGTAATCCATCAAAGACAATGTTTAAATGTAAATACTCTAAATATACCAATTTTGGATTACAAAAATTTAGAACTGATTTTGATGGACTACGAACGCTTCGCCTTAATGAGTCATCTCATTTTAAGTTTAAGATTTCAAGATATGCCGAATTATTAATGGATACTTATTTAGTTGTGTCGCTACCTCATATATGGAGTCCTATATTACCACCAAATTGCGTTGATAGACATCAATGGCGACCATATGAATTTAAATGGATAAAAAATCTTGGTTCACAAATGATTAAAGAAGTTAAATTTACAATTGGTGGTCAGATTATTCAAAAGTTTTCTGGAAGTTACTTACAAAATTTAGTTGAACGCGATTTTAATGAGAGTAAAAAACAACAATACTATAATATGACCGGTAATGTTAATGAGTTAAATGACCCTGCCAATTCAGGAACACGTGTTAATGTATATCCAAATGCATATTATGATGGCGATGATTCTATGTTAGGAACTGAACCATCTATACGAGCAAGAAAATTATATATTCCTTTAAATGTTTGGTTTACATTAGCAGCAAAAATGGCATTTCCATTGGTGAGTTTACAATACAATGAACTAAATATTGAAATTGAGATGAGACCGATTAACGAATTATATGTTGTGAGAGATGTAACCAATCCTGATATGAATTATATTCAAGCAAATCAAACAATAGATGAATTTCAGTTCTATCGATTTATTCAACAACCACCAAACGTTGAATTAGATTATACATCTTCAGATAAGCGAACAAATTGGGCAGCAGATGTCCATTTAATAAGCACTTATGCCTTTTTATCAGAAGAAGAGATGCAAGTATTTGCTGCTAATCATCAACAATATTTAATAAAAGAAGTATATGAATATTCATTTCCTAATGTGACTGGCACAAAAAAGGTTAAATTAGATAGTTTAAGTATGGTTGCAAATTGGATGTGGCATTTTCAACGCAGCGATGCTTATTTGCGCAATGAATGGTCTAATTACAGTAATTGGCCTTATAACTATTTGCCATCTGATTTAAAAAATCCTTCGGAAAATAATGGATTTGATAAGATATCTCTATCGTGTGGTGATTATACACCGGCGATTGATCCAAGAGGCGTTGGTTGTTTTACGGGGCAAAATAATGCACCATCAAATATTTATGTCACTGGACGTTATAATGTTGGAAATCAAAAAGACATTATGCAAACGTGGTCATTGCTGTTAGATGGAAAATACCGCGAAAATGAATTTGATGCAGGTGTTTTTAATTACGTGGAAAAATATTCGCGTTCATCTGGAAATTCGCCAGATGGACTGTATTGTTATAACTTTAATTTAAAAACAGATCCGTTTGATTTTCAACCAAGTGGCGCAATGAATATGAGTAAATTTAAAGATATTCAATTTGAATTCAATACATTTCAACCTCCACTTGACCCATCGGCACAAGTATTTACTGTATGTGACCAAACAACAGGCGATATTATTGGTGTAAATAAACCAACGTGGCGTATATATGATTATAATTTTGATTTAACTGTATTTGAGGAACGATTTAATATTTTGACATTTACTGCAGGAAATGCTGCTTTAATGTATGCTAGATAAATGGTTATAATGAAGTTATAATAATAAAATAATCCTAGACTAGATATACAATTACAAATAATAATAATATAAAAAAATTATATTATGATTTTTAAATTTATGAAAGATTATTATTCAAGTAAATAATTTACTTGGCGGCGGCACCCTTGGCGGCGGCCTTGGCGGCAGCAGCACCCTTGGCGGCAGCGGCAGCGGCGGAAGCGGCCTTGGCGGCACCCTTGGCGGCGGCGGCGGCCTTAGCAGCGGAGGCACCCTTGGCGGCAGCGGCGGCCTTGGCGGCACCCTTGGCGGCGGCCTTAGCGGCACCCTTGGCGGCAGCGGTGGCCTTGGCGGCGGTGCGCTTAGCATTCTTAATAGTGGCGCGCTTAGCGGCGGCGGCGCGTTTAGAAGCAGCGCGCTTAACGGCGGCGGCGCGCTTAGCAGTTTTGTTTACCTTAGGAGAACCTTTTCGAGAACCTTTACGCGAATGAACCATTTATATATATAATTAACAAAAAAATATTATTTATAATGATTAATGTTGATATAAATAATATTTATACTAAATCTTTTTATATTAAAATATATATAAAATTATTTTGATTATATAAAATTATTTTGATTATAAAAAATTATTTTGATTATAAAAAAATATTTTGATTATAAAAAAAATATTTAAAATTACCAAATAGTATCACTTTTCCACCACATACCATCAGTTTTCTTAATTCCATAAATTTGCTTAAATAATTCTAAACGAGCCATTGCACAATTTACTCTATATTTTTCTAAAGGATGTGGATTCGTTTTTAATTGTGCTTGAATTGCCTTTTTATAAATTAATTGTTGTCCTTGAATTGCTAAATTCATATAGAACTTCGCTAAATTCATTTTCTTCATTTTAACCAACTCATCGTTAATAACTTGATTGTCTAATAAATACCCTTCAACTAACGCCATCCCCGAAATATCTGCTAAACTTTCACCCGCACTCATTTCTGCATCAAATATAATTCCGTCTCTTTTTGCAAATATTTCATATTGATTAATAACATCTTTCACCTTTTCTTTAAATGCCTTTCGGTCAGCGTCCGTCCACCAGTTATTTAAATTTCCATCTGCATCAAATTTACTACCAGTATCATCTAATGCATGTGATAATTCGTGTCCTAAGGTATAACCAATATACACTAAATTATATTCTAACCCTCTCTCTTCTAAATCAATAAACGGTTTTTGTAAATACGCTAAAGGAACATAGATAGAATTACTATTGGGTCTATAATATGCATTAACCATATAGCATTGAGTTCCAACTAATTTAAATGCGTTCCAGTCAAATTCTGGTACATCAACAATAGGTTTGCCTTCAAGTTCTATATATTTTTTATGTTTCCAACGAAGAAGTAAACCAACATTGTATAAAGGATCGTCTGGTTTATAATCAAATATAGGGTCATAACGTAAATTTTGAGGTGCCCCAACCAGAATTTCTAATTTATTCAATTTTGCTAAAGCAGCGTTCTTTGTTTTTGGGGACAACCATGTATTAAGTTTTATTTTTCCAATAAATAATTGTTTCAAATCATCAGTTAAACGTTTCACATAATTTACGTAGAGCGGATTATAATTATGTTTAACATATTGTTCTGATAAGAAGGTATTAAACATTAAAGACAAAGCAAATAATGGATAAATTTCTTTAGGCATTTGCGACGGTTGTCCTTCTAAAAACTTGTGATGAAAGTTGTAGTGGATATGGCGCAACGAATCTTCAAATCGTATCATTTGCTTAAATTGAATAAATAAAAAGTAAGTTTGCCATTTTTTAGAGTTCCAATTGTCTTTTAATAATCGCGTCATGCATTTAAATCCATTCAAGTTAGTAATAACCACTTCTTTGGGTATGGTTTTATAACCGAGTTTTTTAGAAAAGGTATCCCAGTCAAATCCATATGTTTTTTCTAAAGTATTTGTTTTAACCTTATTATAAAAGTTGGGATCGGTTTTAATATGTTCATCGCAACCCATTGCCAATAACATATCATATTCAACGTCCCAAATATCTTGTGCATTATATTCCTTTGCCCTCTTTTCACCGAGACAAGCAACAAATACTTCATCAATATATTTCAAGTATTCTCTCTTTACCTTACTTTTGTATTTCTTGGTTTCGGCATCATCCGTATCTAGAGTATTAATGTATATCAAATAATCATATATACCTAATTTACCGAAAGAAACGTGACTAATATATTTTTTCACATTCTTTTCATCAGGATTTAAATACCATTGAATTGGAGAGTATAAAGAAATTGTTTCATTTGAATTAATCATTGCCAATAATCCATACATATCATCTGATTGAATAAATCCATCTAATTCATCCACAACTGCATCAACGTGCTTAAGCATAGTTTTACGCGTATCATTATAGAGTGATTTATATACAGTATTAATTGCAATTGCCGTTTTATCTTTTGGATTTTCTTTGATATATGTCTTCATATAATCAATCAATTTGTGATAGACTTCTTCTTGAACAATACGAAAGTGGTCATATTGAACATAATAATTTTTATCCTTATCACTCTTTTTTTCAATATCATGACTTTTGAACCACTCATCATTTACATAAGTATAATAATCATTCTTTATTAAATGAATCACTTTAGGTAAATTTATTTGGGCAAAATTGTCTTTCAAGAAAGCAGTATATTTTTCTTTATATGTTTTTAATGTTTTATACTTTGGATTTTGTCTAAATTTATCTCTCACCTCTTTGAATTTTTCTACATTATTTGGATTTTTGTAAAAGTTTCCCTTATACATACTAAATTGTCCAGTAGAACATATTTCCCCCATTTGAGGATCAGTATAACAACGCTTTTCGGTTTTACTCTTATGCTTGTTACTCTTATGCTTGTTACTCTTATGCTTGTTACTCTTAATTAGACCAATTTTACTTGTTTTATTTATTACTTTTTTATG